TATATGGTGAGAGGCACCATTATATATTTCAATAATATATGCTAATACGTGATATCTTATTAGAATCTCATAATTACATGGCTGGTCACTGCCATATTATGGCAATAGCCATTAAAAAATTACACCCGAAATGGAAATTAAAGGCTCACATCGGATGGGATGAAGATGCAGAAGATGATGACGATTACCGAATAGACCATATTTACGCAGTTGACCCTAAATCAGGAAAAGCATATGACTGTAGAGGAGAATTTTCTACAGAAGAAGAACTACTTGGACCAGATGAGACTGGTGGAGTAGAAACACAAATTGTTCCTATCACCTTCAAAAACATTAACTATTTAGTTCGCAAAGGTGAGCTTGCCGCATTCACTTCCGTTGACTTAGATATAGCTACTAAGTTTGCTAAGTCCATCTCTCTTTGATTTAACGGGCGTAAAGTGTTTGACTTCTTTGTAAGGTTAGTATAACATAACTAATCAACAAGGAGATTTTATGACGAACCGTACTTTTAATAATGAAGCAAAGATCAAGTTGACCCAGCTGATCAATGAAGGGTTGGCTGTTATGCAGGAAGTGGAAACCCTCAATGAAGGACTAAATGATACTGTTAAGGCTATTGCTGAAGAATTGGAAATTAAATCCAGTGTGCTAAAGAAGGCTATCAAGGTAGCGCATAAGTCTAAGTTGGGCGAAACCAATAAAGAAAATGAAGATTTGAATACTATTTTGGAGTTAGTGGGCAAAACTCTCTAATGTCATATATTGACGCAGTACATAGTAGGGACAATGATAGGATTTTCGTTGTAGAGAGAACCAAAGAAGGTAATCGCACCTACAACGAATATCCTGCTAACTACGTCCTTTATTACTCTGATCCAAAGGGTAAGTATCGCTCTATGTTTGGCGATCCTGTGAGTAGATTTTCTACTCGCAAGAGGGCGGAGTTTGAAAAAGAAAAGCGCATTCACTCTAACAAGAAGTTGTTTGAAAGCGACATCAATGTAGTCTTTAGATGTTTGTCTGAAAACTACATTAAGGTTGATCCACCAAAGTTACACACGGTATTCTTTGACATTGAAGTAGACTTTGATCCAGAGAAGGGTTTTGCACCAACTAGCGATCCGTTCAATCCAGTCACGGCAATTTCGCTGTATATGGATTGGCTTGGTCAAATGATAACTCTTGCCATTGCTCCTAAACATATGAGTCAAGAAACGGCTAACGATATCTCAAATCAGTTTGAGAATTGTTTGCTGTTTACCAGTGAAGTTGAAATGTTTGAGACATTCTTTCAACTGATTGAAGATGGTGATGTGTTGACGGGCTGGAACTCAGAAGGATACGATATTCCATATATGGTAAATCGTGTCACTAGAGTTATGAGCAAAGACGATACTCGCAAGTTCTGCTTGCTTGGTCAAATGCCAAAGCCAAGAGAGTACGAGCGTTTTGGTAAAGTAGAGACAACTTACGATTTAGTTGGAAGGGTGCATTTAGACTACTTGCAGTTATACAAGAAGTATAACTACGAGTCTCGACATTCGTATTCGCTTGATGCAATCGGTGAAATGGAAGTTGGCGAGACTAAGACAAAGTATGAAGGTACTTTGGACCAGTTATATAACAAGGACTTTAGGAAATTCCTTGAGTATAATCGTCAAGATACCATGCTTGTGTTTAAGATTCACGACAAACTCAAGTTCTTAGATTTGGCCAACAACCTAGCACATGAAAATACTGTGTTGCTTCCAACTGTTATGGGTTCTGTAGCTATGATTGAAATGGCTATCATGAACGAAGCACATGAGCGCGGATTGGTAGTTCCAGATAAGAAAAAGCGTGATCCCACTGCAGCGGAAACGCTGCCAGCCGCAGGTGCATATGTTGCAAATCCAAAGAAAGGTATTCATGAAAATGTAGGTGCAGTTGACATCACCTCTCTGTATCCGTCTGTTATTCGGTCCTTAAACATGGCCCCCGAAACAATTATAGGACAGATACGACAATCTCTTACTGATCAGTACATGTTTGATAAGGGTACTAAGCTGGCTAGTGAGCGTAGAAACTATCAAGAAGATGACGATCCACAAACAGGAAGTATTCTATGGGAAAATTTGTTTAGCACATTAGAATACACTGCTGTTATGAATCAAGAGCGAGGGACAACGCTCACTATTGATTATGCTGATGGTAGGTCTGAAGAGATGAGTGCGGCTGAAGTTTGGAAACTAATCTTTGATAGTAACAAGCCGTATATTCTGTCTGCAAACGGCACTATTTTTACGTATGATAAAGAAGGTGTTATTCCGGGACTGCTTACTAGATGGTTTACTGAACGAAAGATTACTCAAAAGCAGGCTAAAGAAGCATATGGTACAGATATGTTTGAATACTATGATAAGCGGCAGCTTGTTCGTAAGATTCTGCTTAACTCTGCGTATGGCGCATTGTTGAACGAACATTGTCGTTTCTATGACAAGCGCATTGGTCAGTCGGTCACGCTGTCTGGTCGTCAGATTGTCAAGCACATGATGAGCCAGATCAATGAGATCATTACAGGTGAATATAAACACGACGGAGAAGCAATTGTTTATGGCGATACTGATAGTTGTTACTTTACTGCTTATGCTACACTTAAGGAACAGATAGCAAGTGGCGAGTTAGAGTGGAGCAAGGAGCTTTGCATTCAATTGTATGACGGCATTGCCGATCAGACTAACGCGACGTTTCCAGCATTTATGGAACGAGCATTTCATACGCCTAGACGTAACGGCGAGATTATCAACGCTGGACGAGAATTGATTGGAGATCGTTCTCTGTTCATCACTAAAAAGCGTTACGCGATTAATATCTTTGATAAAGAGGGTAAGCGTCAGGATATAAATGGTAAGCGAGGAACAATCAAGGCTATGGGTCTTGATCTTAAACGCGCAGATACCCCCAAGTATGTGCAAAAGTTCTTGATGGATGTTCTTGAAATGGTCCTTGCTGGTGCAACTAGAGAAGGTATAATTGCGAAGATCAAAGAGTTCAAGATTGAGTTGGCTAAACAGGAAAGTTGGACTAAAGGTTCACCTAAGTCTGTAAATAAACTAACTTCATACGGTGAGAAAGAAACAAGCAGCAAGACGGGCAAAGCAACTATGCCCGGGCATGTGAGAGCTGCACTCAATTGGAACTATTTGCGTAGAGTAAATGGCGACAATTACTCTATGAAGATTGTTGATGGAATGAAGATTATCGTTTGTAAACTACGTTCTAATGCGCTCAACTTCACAAGTATTGCATATCCAGTAGATGAATTGCGATTGCCAAAATGGTTTGTTGAGTTGCCATTTGACGATGCGTTAATGGAAGATACGTTGGTTGATAAAAAGATTAGCAACTTGTTGAGTGTGTTGAATTGGGATTTAAAGTCTAATACTAACACGACCTCTACTTTCGATGATTTATTCTCATTCGGATAAACTCAGATTGACATTCACAATAAAATCCACTATATTACATAGTATAGCTGCCTAAATATTTTTACATAAAGGAAAAACATGAAAGATAATTTACTTGATTTGATTCAGCACACTAATAATTTGGGCGTCATTGATTTGCTCAAGGTTATTGGTACCGACACAGAAACTAAGATTCATGCGCTAGCAGAAGATAAGACTGTAGTTGTAAATGGTACGTTTAAGACTCCCATTGCAGAATTTATTGGAACTTTTGGTATGCCAAATTTGGGAACACTAAAGACTATCGTTTCGTTTGACGTATACGATGAAAATTCCATTATCACTCTTGCAAAGAATAAAGATGGCGAGCCAAGTTCTATTCACTTTGAAACTAAGTCTGGCGACTTTGTTAGTGACTATCGCTTGATGGCTAGGAACACTGTTGAAGATAAGGTTAAGCCAGTCGCCTTTAAGGGTGCAAAGTGGGACGTTGAGTTTGAACCAACCGTTGATGGGATTGCTAGATTGAAGAAGCAGTCTCAGGCTAACTCTACAGAAACTACGTTCACTATTAAGAGTGAAGGCAATAACATTCGTTTGTATTTTGGTGACCCGTCTAATCACTCAGGTAACTTTGTGTTTGCTACAGGTTGCGGTAAGTTGGCTAAGGCTTGGAGCTATCCAATCAAGGTCTTTACTTCTATCGTAGACTTGCCCGGCGATAAGAAAGTTCGCTTTAGTGATCAGGGTGCAGCAGAGATTACTGTAGACAGTGGCATTGCTGATTATCAGTATCTATTCCCAGCACAGCAGAAGTAATGGAACAAGTAAACCTTTCTAATACACATGACCCCAATTGGGCGTTGTTTCTACCCGCAGTCAGTAGTTTCTTTATTACTGGCTTAGGCAAGCAACGCTCGGGGGAGAAGTATTTTTCAGATGCGAGAATACCGGCCGGGTTTAATGGTGACGTAGAAAAGTTAAACTTCCTTAACAGTAAGGAAGGCTTGTACTATTACAAATGGGGTCTTTATAGCGCAGGACACGCTAATTTGGATACTACTATAAATGATCCAGCCGAGAGTGTAATTCGTCACAGAGAACCCGGCACTTTCATGTTGGGTGATTCGGGCGGGTTTCAGATTCTAAAAGGGCAATGGCCCGCTGATTGGAAGGATGCCAACTGTTCACGGGCTATGGTAAAGCGACAGGCTGTGTTGAAGTGGATGGACACGTACATGGACTACGGTATGTGTCTAGATATTCCATCTCAGTCTCTACAGACGTATGATATGAAGGATAAGAATGGCAATTCGCTTCATGGTATCAAAACTATTGAAGATGCTATCAAAGCTACCCATATCAACAATGAGTACTTTATCAGAAATCGTAATGGTAATTGTAAGTTTCTAAACGTATTGCAAGGACTAAATCATACACAAAGTGATGTATGGAATGAAGAGATGAAGAAGTATTGCGATCCAAACATCTACCCAAATAATCACTTTAACGGGTGGGCGTTTGGAGGGCAGAATAAGATTGACATTCATCTTACATTAAAGCGGCTGGTCCATATAATCCATGACGGATTGCTTGAAGAAGGTAAGCACGATCTTATTCACTGTTTGGGTACTAGCATTTTGGAATATGCAGTAATCTTTACCGATATTCAAAAAGCAATTCGCAAGTATCATAACCCAAAACTACAGATTACTTTTGACTGTGCTAGCCCATTCTTTAGTGCGGCTAAGGGTCTTGCGTACTTCAACAATAACATTGAGCATAACAAGAAATGGGCTTACAGTATGGAAAAGACTGCCGAAAGCAAAGACTATGCAACCGATAATAGAAAGTTTAGTGATGCTGTTTTGGCTGATGGTATCCATAATCTGTTTACAAACAGCCCCGTGACTGATAAACTTCTTATCAGAGACTTGTGTTACAGAGGAAAAGGGTTCATCGGCGCTCACGGCAAAGAGACCAAGACTAGTTGGGATACATTGAGTTATACGCTGTTACAAGCGCACAATGTTTATCAGCATATGGTTGCGGTACAAGAAGCCAATCGTAAATACGAGCAGGGCATTATACCCAAAATGATCATGAGCAAGTTTGATAACACTAAGTTTAGTGACATTATTGACACTATCTTTTCATTGAACGATAGGCAGAAGAGCTTAGACTTGATTGACCATTATAGTAAGTTTTGGATGCAAGTTCAGTCTGGTAGTCAGGGATTTTCGGGAAAGAAAACAGTAAATAGTAATTCAAAGTTCTTAGAATTATTCGACGGTGACTCAGTTAAACTCAAAGTTGAAAAGAAAACAAAACCGGATTCTGTGACAACCGTCGAAGATAACCCATTATTCTCATTTGGAGGCTGAATATGTCTTATTCTGATGAAATTAGTAAATTGCAAAGTAAAGTTAGCGACTTGAATGCTTCTGTCATGGAATCGCAAGACCCGTGGACCAGATCAAAGATTTATAAAAATATAAATGCGGCGCAGGAAGAGATTAATCGATTGCGTAGATTAGAATGGGAAGAAAAAACCCAACGATTAGACTATGGTGATGACCGATAATGGATACTCAGGTATTACAGGCTAGAGCAGAACGTATTGTTCGTACATCCAATAATGCAAAACGCATGATTTGGGTTAAGTTTCAGCGTGAAGGTATTCATTGCTATCCCGCAGCGGCAACCGATCTCAATTTAGCAGATGTTAGTTTTTTAGCGAACCCACATCGTCACATCTTTCACTTTAATGTGGCGATTCAAGTATTTCACAACGACAGGGATATTGAGTTTATTCAGTTCAAGAGGTGGCTTGAAAGTTTGTATCAAGGCAAACTTGACCTAAATAACAAGAGTTGTGAAATGATTAGTGATGAGCTTTATGAAGCAATTGCTATTCGATATCCCGATAGAAATATTGAAATTAATGTGTCCGAAGATAATGAAAACGGCGCAGTAATCAGATATAATATAGTTTGATTATTAACAATTTAGTGTAATTTGAGGATTTAAAAATGGCGAAGAATGTAGACAGAATGAACCCCCGCGTCAAGCAACTTTTTGAGGACCTTGAAGATTATTTGGGGTTCTGTAGGGAATTTGGCTATCGGTTTGATGAAGCCGATCTTTATAAGGATCGTAGTTACGTTTGGCGACAGTATACTAAGATTCTTTCTGGTAAGCCAGTAAAGGATATGTGGGTAGAGAATTCTAAGACTGCCGTATAATATGCGTAAACTGTTCTACATGGGATTGGAGCCGTACCGCGCTCGTTACACATTGCAACTACAAGAGTGGAACGAGGCTGTATTTAAGCGCCGAGGCATTAATTATGTAATGGTGCCTGGCGATACTCTGAGTAATGATCAGGCTATCGTTACTGGACAGGTGCTTGACGCCCATGGTAGAACTTATTTTGGCATGAGCCAATTGATGAATTTGGTTCGTATGATGAAAGCAGGCGAAGTAACTAGCGAAGATGTTATTTACTTTGAAGATATGTTTCAACCCGGAATTGAAAGTCTTCCTTATATTCTCAATCAAGTTCCTGCTAATTTGCGCCCTAGAATATATGTGCGTTGTCTTGCTCAGTCTATTGATCCCGATGACTTTGTTCATGTATGGGGAATGAGTGAGTGGATGGGTCACTATGAGAAAATGGTAGACTCATTTGTAACTGGTGTGTTAGCATCTAACGAAGAAATGGTAATGCACATGAAGATTGCAGGGTGGACTGCGCCCATCTATAACATCTCGGGGTTAGCATTTGGCAAAGATGAAGTACTAAGCCGAGTTCAGAACTATGTCAAACCCTTCAATGAGCGCAAAATGCGAGTTGCTTTTTCTGCTCGTTGGGATCAAGAGAAGCAACCAGACTTCTATATGGACCTCATTGAAGAATGGCATCGTACTAGCATGCCTGCAGTAGAGTTTGCAGTTTTCTCTGGTAGTAAGTTAAAATCAAACAACGACAGTTATATAGCTCGTACTAAGGACTTACAACGCGAGGGCTTGCTTACGATTTACGAGGATTTGGAAAAGAATGCTTATTATAATTTGCTTAATGATACTCGCGTTTTATTTAATTGTGCCTTACAGGACTGGGTATCGAATACAGTCTCTGAGGCAGATAGTTTGGGATGTAATGTGTTGTATCCTGCTTATCGCAGTTTTCCTGAAACTTTTTCCAACGATCATACACGTTTGTACACGCCTTGGTCAATTGATGATGCAATCAATAAGTTAAACAGTTTGTTAAATGCCCCTCATCCAAACATGGGTAAGATCAGTGATTGGACTGATGGTACTATTGATCGTATCTGTGGCATTATGGAAGGTAAAGGTGAACATTGGTTGCGTATGTCTACTGACTATCGCAAGTACACAAGAGAGAGCAAGTATTAATGCGAATTGAACAGGATATTAAGTTAGATTTTAAGGATGTACTCATCCGTCCAAAGCGTAGTACTCTTGCTAGTCGCAAAGATGTAAGTTTGCATAGAAATTATAAGTTTAAATGGAGCGACCGCGAGTGGGGAGGAGTCCCTATTATGGCTGCTAACATGGACGGTGTAGGCACGTTTGCAATGGCTGATGCTTTGCGCGAACATGAAATGTTTACATGTCTAGTAAAGAGTTACAATAAAGAAGATTGGGATCATTATTATGATCCAGGATTGACGGCATTAAGCACCGGAATCAGTAGTTGGGATTATATCAAACTACAGCATATTCTAGAAAAAGGCGATGTAGAATTTATTTGTATTGATGTTGCTAATGGTTACAGTGAATACTTTGGTGATTTTGTTTCTAAAGTCAGAAAAGAATATCCAAATAAAACTATCATTGCGGGCAACGTTGTTACCGCAGATATGACACAGGAGTTGATTTTACGTGGGGCAGATATTGTTAAAGTTGGAATCGGGCCTGGGAGTGTTTGCACGACTCGTATTCAAACTGGCGTTGGCTATCCTCAGCTTAGTGCTATTATTGAGTGCGCTGATGCTGCTCACGGGCTTGGCGGACACATTATCGCTGACGGGGGATGTACCTGCCCCGGAGATGTCGCAAAGGCATTCGGCGCAGGTGCAGACTTTGTAATGCTTGGGGGAATGTTAGCTGGGCATGATGAGGGTGGCGGAACTATAATTGAAGAATTTCATGAGACTAGCCAATTACATGCAACCGCAGATGAATTTCGCGGACTCATGGTTTCTCGTAAAAAGTTTGTAGAATTCTACGGTATGAGTTCAGAAGAAGCTATGAACAAGCATCACGGTGGCATTGCTGAATATCGTAGTAGTGAAGGGCGTAAGGTCCGAGTACCGTATAGAGGTCCTGTAAAGAATACCGTAAACGATATACTGGGCGGATTGCGTAGTGCATGTACTTATGTTGGAGCACCCAGTCTAAAGCAGTTGAGCAAGTGTACCACTTTTGTTAGAGTAACTCAACAATTCAATGGCGTGTTTGTTTAACACTAAATACATATGCAACATAAAGGTTGCAAACTTGATTGACAATTATCCGTGTAAGGAAGGAGAAAAATAATGTCATATAATAAAACAAAAACGAACCCAGAATTGGGCCTTAGAGTCCATGAATATCTAGTTAAAATGGGAGTTGAAACTCCTACTATCACGAATGGATTGAGTCGTGTAGAAAAAATCGATATCATCGAAAAACACATGACTACCATCATGGAAACATTAGGATTAGACTTATCGGACGACAGTCTAATGGA